TTCTTACTGTACTCTTGATCATTTTATATTCATCATTCTTTTTTAACTCTAATTGAGTTTCTACATTACTCATTAATAATATAGCTATAATTATATTCATAATTTAACAATAAAACCCAGCAACTAATTCCCCTTTTGAAGTGTACCAACCTTGTAGTTTAGGATTATTATTCCTTTCATCGTAATAGTTTGCTATTTCTTTTACTATCTTATCGCCAGCTTCAAAACAAGTATCTTTAGTTAATTTGGTATAATCTTTTAAGTGATAGCCATTAACATTAACTAAAATAACAAATACAGTTATAAACTTCATTTAATTAATTTAATGCTTCGTGCTTTGCCTGATATTCTAGTAATCCAACCTCTCTCCTCTAGAGCTTTAATATAAATATGGACACCACTTTTAGATGAGAGTTTAATTTCCTTTTTAATTTCTTCGTAAGAGGGGGAGTATTTATTCTGTTCTATATATTTCTTAATATAGTCATAAATACCAGATTGTTTTTTAGTCAAACCTTTCATCATCTTTTAAAATATCTCATTCTCCATTTATGACAAGTATAAGTATCTTTAACTGCTTGTGCTTTCCACACACCACAAAAACTTCTACGATTTGAATACATAGCACAATTCCCACAAGACTGTTTAGTCTTACTTAAAGCATAACTGTCAGGTAGGGTGTAGTGTATAAATTCGCCATTAGGATAAAAATTATTTTTCCTACTCATAGAGTGACTACCATATAGATGGATAAACAAACCATAAAGCCTAGTGATGCAAATACAATAATAAAAAATCTATCTGCCTTGACCTCGGTATCTTCGTTTTTTTGGGGGGATTCTTTTGGAATATGATTTTGCGTGGCGACCTTTCCTTTTGCGTCTAGTTCGTTTAACGTGAACATAACCATAAGATCGTGGTTTAGCCATTAACCTACTGGTTCAGTTTCAACTTCTTCTTTATTGACTTCAGTTTGAGTAAATTCTCCAGTACCACTCGTATTATCTATTTCTTCTATAATTTCCTCTAACCTATCGCTATCTTCAACAACACCTCTAGCAATCTCTTTGTCTATTTCTTTAATAAAAGATGGGGATTGTACTCCACTATTCTTTGCTTGTAAGTAATATTGTAAGTCAGTTGCATAATCTCTTAAATTAAAAGTATCAGGATAAACGATCTCTCCATCAAATACTTTATTCTGTAATAAAGCATATATTCTAAATAGATTTTCTTCTGCTATTTGTAAGTTGTCCGCTTTTTCAGATAGCTTGGCATTGAGTAATTGAAATTCAGTTTGTAAAGCTATACCTGATTGTGTTCCTTGTGCTGTTGCTCTTACTGAACCGATATGTGAAATCCTATCAATAGCTTCTACTTTTTTTGATATACATTCCATAATAGATGTTAAATTTTGACCACTGGGTTGTAACAGATAAGGTTTTAAATTTGGATCAAGTCCGTCTGGCATAGTAATGATAGCACCAGCCCCAGCACTTGCATTAACGTCAGGAGTTTTAACTAAACTAGGATTATTAGATAATCTTATTAATTGTTCTATTTCGGAATATTCATTATAAATTCCTTTTTGTAAATCAGCTATATCTGTAAGATCACTTAATCCTATTCCACGTTTATGTGATTTTTGATTATATAAGATAACTGCTGGTATTTTGCCTATTTGATTTGGAAAAGATTCAACTAAACTAGGATCAGTTCTATTATCTCTCTGATAATAACATTCCACTAACTCTGGTGTCCATACTCGATAATAAGTTCCACCTTTCCTATCCACATCTTCCCTAACCTTTAAGAAGTCTAAAGAATATTTACCATTGAACTCTCGTTTAAAATTCCAGTCCAAAACATTTTCAGGAGTAATGAGTGTTAAGTAAGGTCTTATATCTTGGTTAAGCTCATCTGCCCTTGTACCTAAATTAACAGAGGGTTTATCAAGAATTAGCCAACAGCTTCCATAAATAGAAGAATAGATTTGTGCTTGTTTAATTTGTGATTCAAAAGAATTACCATCTAAATCACAATCTTTTAAAAAGTTCTCCATTGATGGTTCTTCCTTTAAGCTCCCTAATTCTCTTGAAGCTGGTACTCTAAATAAAAATGATGAATAAATTTGAACAACATTACGACAATGATTATCTAATGCTGTGTTGAATACTCTTTTTGCGTACTCTAAATCTAATTCGGTTGCATAGCGGTGTAAAAAACTTCCATTTTTATATTCTACTCCACCTAAATAGCTTCTAATGAAATAAGACCATTGATTATGGTGGTCATCATAATCGCCGTGAGTTGCTGTTATTTCTTGAAAGCTAAATGCCATGTTCTAAAATTCTCCATCTACCTATATTCTCTGTTTTAATTTCTGATTTTACAGGATACAAGAAATCAACTAAATATCCTAGGGCATCGTTCATATGATCAAGTCCATCTGCTTTATCTGGTATATTAGTTCCTTCTTTGTATAATTGTCTTTGTAATCCTTTTATCATTATTTTACAAGTAGGATCAATAAAAATGTACTTAATGCCATTGGCACTTTTTAATTTTGAGTTTACTGCATTAATTCGATCTCTTACTTGTGTATGCCTCCCTCTTAACTTACATATAAAACCATAATTTTGTAATATACTCAAATCCGTTTTACCTCCAGCACTTGTTTTCCTTTGCCGACAGGCTGGATCAGGATAAACAAATATCTTCCAACCACTATATTTCTCACTAATCTCTTTAGCTATTTCATCTGTATTAGAGGAGTAAATAATAATCTCCTCAAAAAAATGTATTTCATTATCAATAATCTGACAAACACAGGCACTCATAGGATCAATATTAAAATCTAAGCCTATGTGAATTGGATATTTTTTGCTTACTTTTGTTTTAACTTTAATGTTCTCAATAGGATCAAAATTATAATAAATAACACCAGCATACTGTTCAAAACTAGCTTGATACTCTTGCCTAAAGGTTCTTATATCTAAATCTCTTTTCGCTTGTTCTATTTCATCTGCTGTAACGATACCACCCTCTAATGTAGTATATTTAAAAGACTTCCATTGTTTATCTGTTTGTTCTTTTAAAAATAATTCATAAGCCCAATTACCAAAGCCCCTCGGTGTGCCTAAAAATAAAACTTTTCCCAGTCTATCAGCTATTGATGCTCTTAATACTTCGTACCAAGCCTTGGGAGGTATATCAGCAAACTCATCAAGGCATAAAAAATCAACTCCAACACCTCTTAAATTATCATAGTTGTCAGCACCCTTTAACCATATTTGAGAACCTGTTTGTTTGATTGTAATATGTAAATCGCTTTCATTAACATCTTCAATCCAATTAAATTTAGTAAGAAGTTCTTTTAAATCTGCCCAACAAATTGTTTTAGCCTGTTTATAGGTTGGAGCCACATACCATATCTTTTGATTAGTTTGACTAGCATATTTCATTATTTCACAAATAGCTAAAAAGGTTTTACCAAATCTCCTGCCACTGACTAATACCTTAAACCTTTGATTTGCCTTAAATACTTTTAATTGAGGTTTAGTTAAGTTTAATTTCATTAAGTCGTATTAGCTACTGTACAATTATATTTAACACCTAGTTGATATTGATTAACTTTAGCATAACCCATCTTCTGTAAAATACTAATTGACTTCTGATGTGCATCTCTGGAACATTCATACCAGCTATTGTATATCCTATCTGACTGAATAGGTGGTAAGCACCCATTACCGCTAATAAAAGAACACACCCAGATTGTTAAAATAAATTTCATTACACATTAGCTATAATCCCTTTCAATAATCATATCAATGTAATGCTTGGCTTTTTCTAAATCTTTTAACTTTCCCTTTTTTCTATGACGACAAATATATTTTATGACACTTGCTTCAGGAAATAAAAAATTGTTTTCAATAATAAATTGGATTGGTTGAGTTTTAAAACCTTGATAATGAGTACCATCTACTTGTTTGTCAAAAACATCAGGGGTAACATCTTTAGATATTTCTTTATCACTCACAAAACCCCATCTTTTCTTAATTGATCAACCTTTAAATTCATCTTATGGATTTTATCTATGTAATCATTAATTTGATTGGATTGTTTCTTATTATCTGCGTGAAGTTCTAAATTATCTTGCTCTAATTCAGTAATCCTTAACTGCATCTTGCCATTAAGTTTTTGATGACCATTCTCTTGTTCTAATAATCCAGCTATACTATCATCACGTTCTTTAATAGTTTTTTTAGCATTAGCCAGAAATTCTCCTAATTTTTTAACCGTTATAGATAATATATTATTTTGGCTTTCATATTTAGCTATTTTATCAATCATAAGCTTATCAGCTTCTTTTTTAACTTCTTCTACTTTTTTGATTGTTTCTTCCATCTTGATTTTTCCTTTTTTTCCATCGCTTATCCCAAGCCCATACATTAATTCTTGATGACCACTTTTCAATAAAAGCAAATACAATATCCCTAATCACTTTTGCCCTCTATGATTAAAGGTAGTGGTTCGTGAATACTTGTAACCTCTGACTTATCTCTTTGATCTAAATGTTGTTTACCTAACCATATTTGCATTACTACATTACCGCTTAAAGCCTTTTCAAATTGTGCTCTCCTTAAACTAATTTTGCCCATTTCTCTGCCCCTTTTTATAGTGTGGACAAAACGCCTCTGTAAGGTCTTTGTTGAAACATTACAAAAGTGTGCTATTTCGTCAAAAGTACAATGTAATTGTGCTAATTTCTTAATTGCTTCTGTATCTATTACTGCTTTAGGTCGTGCCATTATGTCCTTTTTAACTCTTTTTTAATTAAGGTCAAACCATATTCATTAGGTTTACTATTAATCTTTAAATTATCTTTCAATATTAGTCTATTCTCTTTTTTAAATTTAGTGTAATCAACATAATGATGTACCCTACCAAACCTCCAAACAGCTTTAGAAACATCGGGGTGTAATTGAATTTGCATCTTTGTTTTAGGAATAGTACCGTGTTTATAAAGTTCATCAGTATTACCACCTTTCATACTTTGAGTAGCCATTTTATGTTGCAAAAAGGCATTAAATTGAATGGTACACCACCCAGCTTTTAATATTCTTAAAGATAAATGAGTATCTTCGTTATATCTTCCCTCCCATTTAAAAGGAATATCATTTCTAATAAGGTTACAAGAATAAATCCTTGTATTAACTGTAAAGGGTGGATAACGAGGTGCATCTCTATCAGTAACAAACATTAAATAAGATGGTCCTGACATTGCAACATTTTTATATCGTAAAGTAAAATCTTCCATTACCTTAAAGGGAGCGCCATCATAACACCTAATCCTTAAATTGCGATTAAATCGTGCAAAATAAGCTATGTTATCGTCCATAATCCAATGCCATTTATGATTATTACTAATAGAATGCTCCCAAGCAAAATTTCTTGCTGGTCCAGAACCTTTACTTTTAGTATCTCCTAAATTATCACAAGTGTCGTAATTCTTCTGATAGGTTTTATCTAATACTAAAATGTTTTTTTTATTAATAACAGAAACATAATCCTTATATTCTTGTTCTTCAACAATAATAGTATATGGCACTTTCATTTTTTCTAATGCCTTAACTGTTAATCGCTGTTTAAATCTACCTTTAGATGGAATGTATAAAGGGAATTGAGGGTTCATTTTTAG